TTCGGGACACTGGATGGGCGACTTGGTGGGGCTGCCACTCCTATTGTTCTCTTCGGTATGACTTGGAATTCTAGACCCTTCTTTCTCTTACCGCGTTTGGTCCACGTACGGACTAATCGGAATGTCTAGTGGTTAAGCCTCGTTCTGAAATGCCCTAGCCAAGGGGCTGTAGTAGGATCCTGGTGTTTCCGTTAGACCTCTTCCGACCGTAATGGCTAGAGTTATGGCTGTGTAGGATGTGAGTAGGACCACTTTTTGTGTATCCCTCACAAGACACCGGAGGATGAATGTGTCCGCTGGAAAAGGCTCGAAACCTCCCAACTGAAGGTGGTGCTGAAATATTGCAAGCCTAGGTTGTGTAGAGGAAAGTAGATGCCCGCCGCGACATTTGTCTTCCGCCCATTTCTTGGGTTAGTAGTGTACCTACATGGACGTGGAGCTGGGAATCTCCACCTTGCATAACACTGGTTGATAGACCCGCGGCTGGTCGAGTCATTATGGTATAACCAGTTGTAATGGCTATGGATTCTTTCACTTCAACTTCCAACACAAACAGCTCTGTAACCAAGAACGAGTCTGGGGTAAACCATCAGGCTCACCGCCCCATCTCATATTCTTATGAGAATGGTGTTTCAAAACCAGAAGATAATGCACCCCTGCAAGTGCAGGAGACAGATCCGGCACCATCTGTTGCTCCCCATGAAAGGGCTACGGTTGAAACAACTCTGAAAGCTGTCTACCCATCTGGAACATCTCCTGTCTCTGATGTTGCCTGGGATTCTGCTCGCACAATTGATGCTGAGATTCCAAGAATTGTTGCAACATACACTTGGACTTCATCAAAGAATCCTGGTGATCTTTTGACGGGTCTGACTGGCTCTGACGCAGTTGAAACATTGCCAGTGTCACAAAATCCATTCTGTCTACCAAACCATCTCTTTTTGGCTGAGCCAACAGCATCATCTGGTCTCAATATTCCAGCACAGACAAGTCTCTTTCAGGCACTCTATTCCAGGCATGCGCTTTATCGATCAGATTTTGTTATTGAAGCAACCCTCAATGGTACACAGTTTCATGGCGGTTCTCTTATGATTGCTGCCATTCCTATGCCCCATGTCTGGATGGGTTCTCTCACTAATCAGAATCCCGGAACCGCAAAGAACTGGACAATGCTTGAGATGGTGCAGATGAATCAACTTGGGATCTTTCCTTCCGTGCGTCTTCTTCCCAGGAATGCTTCAGCAGTGAGGCTCGAATTACCCTTTCTTGGAAACGCACCCCAAGCCGAAACAGCTGCACTTGATGTGATGTATGCAATAGTAGTGATTGTGGAGTCTGCATTAACAATCCCAACGGGTACTGCACCAACCTTGACCATGACTCTTCGTGTTGGTGCCAAGAATGCACATTTTTATGCCCCAAAATCCTATCAGGGTCTTCCATCTTCCTTGGGCACTTTTAATCTCCCATATGACCTTCCCAACCCAGCCTCCTATGAGGGGGCAACCACAATCTCAACTGGGCAATCTGCATTCTTGAACCTTACACCCCGTGCAGCCGGGAGGTTAAACCGCTTTGGTAGGTCAACTGGCTTGGGTTATCTTCCCTTTAGGGTTGAAGACTGGAGATCTGTCTTGTCCAGGCCAACACTCATTTCACTAGTTAAATTTTCTTCAGCAACAACTGTTGGTACAAATATCTTTCAGATTAATGTTTGTCCCACCGGAACTCCTGTTATTAACAGAGACACAACCCAAGCTCTTCCCAGTGGCTCAGTTGCTAGGTTGACTGGAGTCCCATATATCCAGTCACTAGCCCGCTACTTTGCACAGTGGCGTGGTTCTTTAACCTATACATTTGAGTATACAGGGCCTGCTGTTTCTTCTGGGAGGCTTCTCTTAGCCTTTATACCTGGGCGCATGAGGGCCTATAAAGCTGGAAATAGTGGTGAGTATGTTGAGACAGGCGCTCTCCTGCAGAACTTTACTGAAAACACACACCTGATCTGGGATATTTCAGACTCAGCAACAGTCTCTATTACTTGCCCATATTCAATTGCAACACCCTGGGCCCCTGTTGCTGTTAACTCTTGGCAAGCTGTGCCCCTCTCCGGTTATTCTTCTGGCACATTAGTTTTGGTGGTCATGACTCCTATGGTCACTCCAACAGTTGTGGCACCTACTGCTGACATTCTTGTGCATGTTTCAGCCGGTCCAGATTTTGAAATGAGATTTCCTACTCCAATTCCAGTGAACACAATTCCCATGTACAATGGTGTTTTGGACCAGGGTCCGGAGATGGTGCAGCTCCCAACAGGTGAGCACATGATGTCAGATATGGGTTCTATGAACCTGCAAAACTTTTTCTCTCAGTCCCGGTTCTACGGGACGTTTTCCAACCCAGCAGGCACAACCTCTGCGTCAATGTTGACAATCCCCCTCTCTCTGATTAACTTTGCCCCAACAGGAAATTTGAAAGTGGCTGAAAATCCAGTGAGAACATTCGCAGGACTCTTTACCTTCTTGAGAGCGGACCTGCGTGTGACGATAGGAGTTCCTTTTACAAATAATTTAATCATCTCTTATCGTCCTCCCACTATCACCCAGTCTGGATTTACAGCAACTAATGCTTCACCACCAGATTCAGCTGCCTCTCTCTTGAATGGTCCGAGCGTTATTCTCTCAACGCGGGCTTCGAATATGGGGGTTGAGGTTACTATTCCCTTTCCATCTTATGCCTCTGTCTTTCAAACATCTTGGTCTCAGACAAATCGGAATGACACTCGCTATCTTGCCCAGACTAATCAGGTAAATCCTGGTGACCTGGGAACTCTCTTTGTTGCTTCTCGCATAGGGACAACAGCTCTTGTAAATATTTCTGTCTTTCTTGCCTTTGATAATCTTGAAGCTTTTGTCCCCAGACCCTTTCCCCCCTCTGTTGGCACTCAATGGGGTGGTGTGGCACCGACATCAATTGGCCCTGACTTTTCTTGGGAAGAAGTTGAAGAAATGGACACTATGCCACCCCTGGAGGATGAGAGGATGGATACTGAATATCAATCTCCCAGACAGTGTTCAAAGTGCCAGGAGTGGTGCATTGGCATCTGGTGCTGGCGGTGTCAGCGCTATGATGGAGAAATTCCAGTTTGTAAGAGATGTCATTCTGGGGTGATATATAAGGATGGCTGGTGCAAAGGTTGTTACCAACTGGTGAAGAGTGTCTTTGTCTATGAAGCTCCCACCCCGCATTGTGCCTCTCATTGTGGCGGAGTGGACAGATGGATCTGTAGGTGTGATGAATGTCTTGACTGGATTGCGGAAATGGTTCCCATGTTTGAAGATGGCTATGAACTGGATGATGGTGGAAGGATTGAGTTTAACCTTCGTCTACATGGGTTTCTGCCCATGAATGTGGAGGTGGCTGAATTCCTTGGATGGAATCTTGAAGAGTTGGCCGAAGCACGTCCAGGATGGTCAGTGGAAAGTCTCTTGTCAGAAATTCAGGAAACAGAGGAGATTGAAGCAGAATGGAGGCAACAGCTATTTGATGAGCTCCCCCTGGAATTTTCACCTGGACCAGATTATCCAGGGCAATGGTTTGACAAAGAATGGTATAGAGAATTTTTCCCCTCAGAAAAGACATCACCCTTCCCCTGGCATGACAACCCCTATTCGAAGGCTCTTCTTGTTTATGATCCCTCCCGACTCTGTCGCTTTTATCACTTTTTGTGGAATGATACTCGCTATATCACCTGGCTCTCTCTCCATGGAAAACACCTTGAGGCACTCGAAATGGCCAGAAATCATCCTGCAAGAAGAATTGTTGTCCCAATTAAACTTGGTGCTGAATTTGTCAAAGTCACCTCTATGGCTGATGATAGGCGCTCCTCCTTTATTCTGGAGCGTGATCTTGCTGAGGTCAGAGCAACGGCAATGACAAATACAGTAAAAGCTTCAGCTCTCTTCCGCAGTGCCCTCAGGCGTGTGGAGTACCGCCGCCTGACTAGCTGGGAGGAGGGTGAAGTTAAGAAAACTCTCAGATTTCTTCTTTCTCTTGAGGAGGACTCTGATGATGAGTTTTTCCAGGATGATGATCCCCTTCAGTGTGAATATGAGGCTCCACTCGGAAACCTTCCGGCCCCCCCTGGACCACCAGGGGTACGGATCAACACTCAGCAGGTAGCTCAAGCTGCTGCTCAACATGGTGTTGTAACCTCCGAGGATAATGGTGAGGAAGTGGATGATGAACCTCCTGAAAAACCCTATGTTTATAAGGTCAATAGAGGTGTCTATTACCACTGGGGTCTGGCATTCCGTAGTCAAGCAATCTCACTCCAGCAACAGGGTATGGGAGCGGTTGTGGCCCTCACAAATTATGACCTCTCCCGTGCTGAAAAAGTTGAGGAAGTTGGTATGTATGAGTGGTTTAGGGCTGTGTGTATGCTTGGTCAGGAATTTGAGAACTATAACATTCAGAACAACTGTACCCATTTTGTTGAGGTCATAACAGGAAAGTCCTATCAAAATACTGGAACCTGGCTTTTGGCTGGCCTAGGTGCTGCTGCTATTGCAACAGCATTTATCTTTCAGTCACCAAAGACTGGGCCTGTGGCTATGAGGCTGAAATCTCTGGAAACGGGACCTGAACCCAAGAAAACTACCCGATGGGTTCGTTTCCTTAAGTCTATTCCCAGACACAGAGAACATGTCTTTAGAAGAACAATGTTTTTCGGTAGGCGTGAACAGCTTCCACGCAGGATCTTCCAGAATCCCTGCTATAATGCACCAATTAATATTACTCTCTCAAATCCCAGGGTTGAACAAACAGCTAATTCTTCTGCAGTTGTCCTCCAGCAGACTCTCCAAACCTATAATGAGATGGCTCCTCAAATTTCTGCTGCAGTTACCGCAGCTGCTGCAGCTCTCCAGGACACCTCGATGAAAGCAGGAGATTTTGTGGAGAGACTTGAAAACTTGGTTTCCTCAACCACTGAGTTTCTTCCAAAAATGGCGTCTACAACCGCTGAAACTGCTTCATCAATCTTTGGGGATCTGTCGCGTAATATTGGTTCAATGATCTTGAAGATAATTGGCTATACCCTAATTATTTTTGGAAATCCCAATCCCTCAACAGTTGCTGGTGTCATTTCACTAATGGCTGCAGAGGCACTCACATCAAGGTTTTTGAGGAGGAAAATTAGAGATCTTGCTGTCTCACTTTCTCACAAGCTCCAATCTCTCTTTACTTCTTGTTTTGGTCTCTCTGTTTGTGCCGATGACCCAGAAATTTTTGAAGACATTCCCTTTAATACCTCTTATGCAGACTTTATGCGTGAAAGGACTGAATATGAAGCCCCTGAACCATCTGTTACCCAGACATTTAATCAGACTGTCTTAGCAATGAAGAACATTGATTGGATTATTCAAAAGATAAAGGAGCTCATTGAGTTTACCATAAGCAAGTTGAAAGGGAAGAAGGAGAAGAATCCTGAAGGCTGGCTGAAGTCTAGAGCTGACTATATGGTTAAGCTTTATGATGACTCAGTTCAGGTTGGATCTTGTCAGAACGTGGATCAGTCTCTGCTCAAGAAGAGGATGGAAGAAACCTCAGAGATGCTTGCCTTTGCTGTCAACAATAGATTAGGTCAACCTGCAGCTCTCCTCTCTAAAACTCTTGGTAACTATCGCCAGGCCCAACGAAAACTGAATGCGGCATCTTATCATGACAGACCAGAACCTCTTGTGGTGTATATCCATGGTGGCCCAGGCTGTGGCAAGTCAGTCCTGTCAAATCTAATTGCCTCTGCTTACTGTAAAAGAATGGGCCTACCCTTTTCAACATCAGTCTTTACAACACCTCCAGGCTCTGAATTTTTTGATGGATATACAGGTCAACCAGTCCACATAATTGATGACTTTTGTCAAAACACCACAGGGGAAGATGTTAAACTCTTTTGTCAGATGGTCTCAACAACTAGATTTTCACCTCCAATGGCTTCTCTTGAAGAGAAAGGTGTTAATTATTGTTCAAAACTTATAATTGCAACATCTAATTTAGCCACCCCCCAATCAAATGAGGTTAGGATTCCAGCTGCCCTTGAGAGGCGTTGTCACATAAGGGTTAAAACATCACTTCACCCCGCCTTTACCACTCCCTCTGGGACACTAGATATGGTTGCAGCATTTAAAGAGCTAGGTCCTGCGAAGTCTCCTGACTTCAAACTCGACTGCCCCTATTTGAATGGTGCTGCTGTGTCTTGCTCAGTGAGAGCAGGTGGTGACAGGCGTTCAGAGAAGCTATCGGTTTATGAACTGATGGAGGTCATCTATGATGAGCTGGATCGCCGTGATGCCTGTCAAGATCTTTTTAGGAATGTCTGTTACCAAGCTCCCCAACCAGGTGATTCTCGCTGCTACGAAGACGGAGTTATTCCATCTCTCTGTTCACACCAGGATCATGACTCTGGGAACTGCAGAAGGGTCTTTTTCCGTAAAGGTGATGAGGTCTGGCATAGAGATTTTGATACCTATCAAGAGATGAGGGACTTTATGGACGCCTATCATCTTGGTAAACTCCCAGAGGCAAAAGAGATAAGACCCTGTCCTTGTCTTGACCCCCACTGTGGCAAACTCTTGTTTATTGGTGAATCTTCAGCAAAAACCTTCGATTTTAGATCAAAATCAGCCATGGACTTTTTCCTTTTCAACCATGGTGGTTCTTTTAAACTTGTTGATCCTGTTCCAAAGGAGTTTGTTCCAACATCAAAACCAGAGAAGGAGGAAAATATTGAGGAAATAAAGAAGTCTCTTACCAAACTTCAGAAATCTTGTCTTATTTCTTTTGGAATCACAGCACTTGGCGCGCTATCAACCCTCATTGGTGCAATAATCTGGCTTGTCCGGAGAAATCGCCGCCAACCTGAGGCCCCATATGCTGGAATGCCGGGTGCTGGGAGACCAGCAAGAACAAATCACCCAAGACCTATCCCAACAAGAAATATTAAGTATGAAGGTCAAAATCTTCCCCAGATTTATCCCAAAATTGAGAAAAATACCTTTTCAATAACATTTAGAAACTCTGGGAAAACCTTATTTTCTCTCTCTGGCCTTGGGATTGCTGGCCGCGTTGCTGTGGGTAACTATCATGGTTTTAGTCGTGCAGACCAGGTGACCATCTTTGGTAAGACATATGATCTTGATGATCTGAAACCTACTCGGATTGTCAGGAATGGTCATCCAACTGACCTCTGTGTCTTCACCCTGCCAGACGGGAATGAGTTTAAGAACATCACTCGGTTTTTTCTGTCCGTCAAGGATAGGATACCACGAGCTGACTGTGTGCTCATATCCCGTGCAGAGAAGATGGTGTGTAATTTTTGGGCCAGAAATGTCTCAGGGAAAAGGACAGTTGTTGTTGATGCAAAGGACACACATGAGGAAGATACCCACCACAACGTTATCTGCTATGACATCCCTTCAATGCCTGGAATGTGTGGTTCACCCCTTTTGTCAACAAACTCAGCCAGGGAAGTTGTTTTGGGTATTCACTTTGCTGGCACTGGCTCTACTGGTCTTGCTGTCCCTGTTTATCTTGAAGATTTTAAATCTTTTCTTGAGGCCAACCTGAAACCTATTCCCCATCCAGGAAAACCCACCCACGTTGCCAGGAAATCTGATCTTAAACCTTCTCCTGTTCATGGTGTCTTTCCTGTCACACATGGTCCTGCTGCTTTGACAAAGAATGACAAGAGGCTGAATGAAGGTGTTGACCTTGACGCTGTGATGTTTTCAAAACACACACCAGACCATCCTGGCTGGCCCACTCTTGAACCAGCTATGTCCTATGTCGTCAAGGACCTGATGCATAAGCTTGGCTTCCACCCCTCAGAGAAAATTCAGATGTGGACTTTAGAGCAGGCTATTAATGGTGAGGGTGTGATGGATGGAATTATGATGAATCAATCTCCTGGCTATCCCTATAACACTCAGGGTCGTTCACGCCGCTCATTCTTTGTCTGGAATAACAATAGATGGGAACCAACAGATGAACTTAGGAAAGAGGTGGATAGAGCTCTTAAAAATCCAGATCAATTTTATTTTTCTACCTTTTTGAAAGATGAACTTAGACCCTTGACAAAGGTCACAGCTGGTAAAACCCGCCTTGTAGATGGGGACTCTCTTCCCAGAGCCCTAGCCTACCGGATGGTTTTTGGTCCCATGTTTGAGCGTATGCTCGCAAAGCATGGACCTGAAATCCACTCTGCGGTTGGGTGTAATCCAGAGACCTTCTGGACAACCATCTTCCACCAAATGGGTCCAGCAACTTACCCCTATGTTTTTGATCTTGATTATTCTTGTTTTGATTCAACTGAACCTGCCATTTCTTTTCGCCTGATGGCCAAGTATCTCAAACCCTATTTTGAAATTGATGTCACACCCTTTTTTGAGGCACTTGCAGTTTCAAAACATGTCTATGAAGGTCATGCTTATGAGATGGAGGGTGGAATGACTTCTGGGTGTGTTGGAACATCCATGTTCAACTGCATTAACAACAGTGCCTATATTGTCTCTGCCCTCTTGAAGTTGAGGATCAATCCAGAAGATGTGGCATGGATCTGTTATGGGGATGATGTGATTATCTCAACCCATGAGAAGGCTCTCTCAAAAAGGATTGCTCAGTTTTATACTGAAAATACCAACCTGGTTGTTACTCCAGCATCTAAGTCAGGTGAATTTCCTGAAACCTCAACCATCTATGAGGTCACCTTTTTGAAGAGATTTTTCCAACCAGACTCAAATTATCCAGAATTGATTCACCCCTATATGCCACTCGATCATCTTAAACAATCAGTGATGTGGTGTACTGATGGTCCCTTTCAGGCGAAACTTGACTCTCTCTGTTTTCTTGCCTTCCACGCTGGTCGTAAAGACTATGAAGATTTTGTGAATGCCATTGATGGGAAGGCTCGTGAGAAGGGCTTGAATTTCAATTTCAAGTCTTTTGAGTTTCTCATGGGTCAATGGTATGCAAACTTCATGTGATGGGCAATACTGTCACTCAAACCTTTAATATTGTAAATAACTATATTATTCTTAACCACTCACCTAACTCCCAGGTGAGCACTGGTTCTTCTCAGTCGGCCACTTCTACAGTGGTTGTTTTCTCTGCTTTGGGAGTCTTTCTTTTTATTTGTATTATTTTCTTTTCCTACTGTATTTTTAGAAATTGTAGAAAAGAACAAAAACAATTAAAATTTTTAGGAGTGTAACTGTTACAAACCCCACCCATTCCATGGTCGCAGTGTTGCAGGAGACCCTGGAAACCACGTTAAACACCTGCCGACGTGAGTCGTAAAATCATCTATGTCTGTTACATCCCTTCCCCCCTTCTTTGAGGTCGTGGTGTTGCTGGATACCTCAAAGTACACGTAAAACACCAGCCACCTGCCAGGTGTAAAATGGTAACTCAAGCCCTAATGGCTAATCACTTAAATTATCTAATCACTTGCTTTTTGTAACTCGCTTAGGTAAGATTTAGTCCCCTTGCCCTTAAGGTAAGGTGCTTTATCACAAGTGACAAAGTCGATCTTCGGATTGATAGACCCTCCCCCCGGGGCAATAGGGGGGCCTTGTGAAGTAGTTTTATTGCTTGATTCAAATGATAGTTGTAGAACTGCTTGATTTGCTTGATTTTGCTTAAT